CTTGCAAGTTGAGATTGAAGCTCCGAGCGTTGAGCGTACAAAGTCGATAAATCAGGACGAACAAAACGTCTGCCGTTGATTGAATATTCTTGACAACCACTTTCAATGGCTGTAATTGCTTTGTTTATTTGTTCTAATTGTTCAGATGTGTTCATGTTTACCTTATCCAATTTTTATTTGTATGAATCCAGCTTTGAGGATTTGAAACAAGACTTTTGTCAACGGTCGGCTTTTGTGTTTGTGTTTCTTCTCTTTGAATTGTTAAGTCTTCTAAATATCGAACATTTAAGACATCAGCAGCAGCCGAAGCATAAACTTCGCAATCAAGAAAGTGATTGCCGACAACCGATGATTTTTGTTGCCAAATAAAACCGCCGTTTTTTGCTGGAACTTTTTCTTCAGAACAAAGCTGTTCAGCATATTCTTCATCGCAACCGTCAAAGACCATGAAAGAACCTCGTCCGTTCGGTCTGTTCAAACGAGCTGCAATCATATCTTTGTATTGACCGCCGTCAACAATATACAATCTCATTCCATGAGCTTTTGAGTTGATTTTGTCAATCATACTCACTTTGTATCTTTGGAGCATTGGTCTTGAAGAACCCTTGACAGGAATCAACCAATCTGAAGCCATTACGCATAAGTCATAAATATCGTCAGTTTGGTCGCCTGAATCTATTGCGGCAAGATTAATTTGAACACGTTCTCCGTCTTCTCGTTCATAGTGTCGATTCATTATCGCTTCAAGTTCAGACCAGCAAGACGCTTGTCCATGTGTAATGTTCCAGCTGGTCATGTATGCACCCCAGCCACGAACTGTATAATAAAATCTATCTCTTTGAACGTCTATTCCAGCCGTTAATATTTGAGCTTCTAAAGGAACAATTAATTCAGGGAATTTTGATTGACGATTAAGAACAACAGATGAGTTCATTTTGACTTCTGTCTGTTCCCACGCTTCAGCAAGCCAAGAATTGACAAAGTTCATCAACTTGTCAGGGAAGTCTTTCGAAACAGCAAATTCATAAGCGACATCACCGAAGCTGGTCCAGGGGGAGTAAATCGCATTTATTCTGAACGCAACTTTTCTTTTGTTTGTTTTGATTTTTTCGTAAACTTCACCTGTTGCGATGTCTCTATATTCACCAGCCTGAATCATTGCTTGTTTGTGCTGGTCTGTGATTTTTTGTTTGCAATGTTCACATTCGTAGTAAGCAGTTTCTTTTCTTTCGTTCGGAGTTTTTGCAGCTTCGCTCCATTTTATGCCACCTCGAAACTTTAATGTTTGATAGTGTCCACAATGAGGACAAGGAACATAAAATTCAAAGCGTCTGTCAGCTGCATTCCAGCTTTTCCAAATTGTGCCTTGTTTTGTTGTTGGAGTTGATGTTTTGAAGCGAAACTTGTCATATTTGAAAGTCATTTGTCTTTGGTTGCCCAAAGAAATAGGATCAGCTTCTTTTCCGCTAAAAGGCGGATATTTGTCAACCTCATCATAAAAACAGTTTTTAATCGGTTTTGAAGCAAGGTCTGACGGACTGCCAGCACAGCTAAAATAAACTGACGCTTCATTTTTGAAATTCAATTCATCAAGTTTTGAATTGTTTTTGTCATATTTCGGACTTAGGTCTGAATTAAGGTCAATCATCGGTTGTATTCTGTTTTTTGAACAGTAGGCAGCAAGTTCTTCTGTTGGCAATACAACCAAGTTTGAAGCTCCTTCTTGAGCTGCTGCATAACCGATAATGTTGTTTAGTGCTTCTGTACCGCCGACTTGTGTCGGTTTTACGAAAGTAACATCTTCAACATCACAATCATTGTAAGTGTCCATGATTGTTCTCAAATATGGTGTTCTTGAAGTTTTCCATTGTCCAGGTTCTGCATTCTTTGAACCTAAAATTCTGTACTTGTCAGCATATTCTGAAACTGTCAAGTCTTCAGGTGGTTTAAGAACTTGCAATGCTTCTGTCAACCATATCGGCGGAACATATTCAGTTTTTCTTGTCTTCTTTGATTGTTTTCTTGCTGTCATATACACCGCTTATGCTTAATTGAAGCAAGGCTTGATGTACTGTGTCAGAAATTGTCTTTTCCATTCTTCGAGCTTCTGTGTCATTGACAAAGCGTTGAAGGTCTGTTGTGATTTTTTTTGAAAAAGTATTCATCGAGCGTTTAAGAACTACAAGAAACCTGTTCAATTCTTCAACGATTTCGTCTTTTGCAATGTAGTCTCCAGCTGCGATTTTGTTCTTTAAAGTTATGGCTTCAAGCTGTGCTTCTTTAACTTTTGAATCGTAGAATGTTTTTCGCTCTGCAACATTCATTTTGTCAACATCGTTTTCAGTCATTGCCTTGAATGAAGCGTTTCTCCAATCAAGAACATCTTTGATTGAATACCAGCCACGACTGACTTTCGGACAACCTTTGTCAACCCAGCGGACAAGTGTTGATTCGTTTACTTCTAATATTTCAAGCAATGCCGATGTTGAACAACAGATTTTGTCTGCAATTATTTTGACATCTTTTGTTTTTGCCATTTTTAAACCTATAAAAAAGAAGCCGTTTCCAGCTTCCATGTTCTCAATTTGTGTCTTTTAGTGTTTATATTAAAGGAGTTTTAAGAAATTTTTGTTACCGCACAAGGAACATGAATGTTTTCGCTTCCTTGTTGCCAGTCTTTATCGGTCAAATATCTTGCTCTTTGTGTTTCTGAATCAATAACTTTTCCAAAACAAATATCAATATTTTTTGCTGTTGGAATAGCCTTGACAGGTTCTATTTGCGGAACGTGAACTCTGATTGATTCCGTTGCCTTTAAAAATTCAAGAGCTTCGTTTCCGCTGAAGCGTTCGACTTCAAGAATTTTGAATTTTCCGTTTGCTCCACGTTCAAAAAATTTGTTGTGAACTTTAGTGCAACCATTTTTTGTACAAAGCAAAGTTTCAACAATTTGTTTTGAAACTTTTTTATTTTTAATCTTTTTCTTTGTGAAATTTTTAATCAAATATGTTTCAATGCACCAATAAGTATTGATGTCATATTTTGAATATTTAACCCCACAACATAAAAAAGACATAGTTATTCCTTGTTTTTCAAAGTAGGCTTTCAAGGCTGAAAACCTTTTGACAGTTTACAGTATAACCGATTTTACAGTACCCGAGTGGGTAAAAAATTAAAAAAGTAGGAGCAATGCCCCTACTGTGTTGACTTAATGTTTTGTAATATTACAAATATTGTAATGTTTTTATGTTGCAACTTTTGAACATTTTGCAATTTTCAAGCTCATCGTCAATCGCAAATTCAAAGTCGTAGCGTTCAGACAATCTTTCGACAATTTCTCTTTTTACTTCACAAGCTGACAAGCCGTCCTCACCATTTCTCATATACAGTTTGAACTTGATTTTTGTCGGATAGAATATCAGCTCAAGTTGTCTCTTTGTTTGCCTGTATATTACATCACTTCGGGCAGTTATGAAAATTATTTCTCTTTTGTTTCCGAAATAGTTCAGATGTTTAAGCAAGTTGACAATTTCATAATTTATAGGAAGACTTTTGTCTGTGCAATGCCTTTGAAAATATTCCCATTTTTTGGCTGTTGTTGGTTGTTTTTCTGCTTCTTTTAATATGTGCGATGTGTCAACAATTACATTGTCTATGTCGCAAATTATCGCTTTTCGTTTCATTTATTTTTTCTCCCTATATTGAACAAGCGAATGTCGTTCCATTCTCCGAAGTCGTTTTCTCTGTATATTTTCAACGGTTCTCCGTTTGGTGGCCCGTAATACATACCACAAGCAAGCTCATAAGGAAGCAAGTCTTCTTTGTTTTTAAGATAACCTTCATCAGTCATTTTGAATTGATTCTCTTTTCTTGCTTGTTCGATTTCATCAAGCGTTTTTTGAAGCTCTTTTGTCAGCTCAAATTTTCCACAACAGAAATCTTTTGATGTTCTTGTACTTCCATAGCTTATGTCGCACACTCCACGACAAACAAATCTATTTTGCGTATAAATTCGCCAATTTTTGCAATTCAGACAACATCTGATTTTATTTTTTTGATTGTTCTTTTTCATTTTCTTTCTCCATTTCTTCAACAAATTGAACGAAATCAAGCAATTTGTCAGACAATTCTTTTCCGAAAAATTCTTCTGCATTTATGTCGATGTAACAAAAGAAAGTTTCACCGTCAATTTTTTCATAGTGAGGTTTTGTTTTGATTATGTAATCTCTCACTTTTTCGATGTCAGAATCTGTGAATCGCTTGTTCATTTCATTTTTAAAAATTAAGTTTTTGTTGATTTTCATTTCTCTTTTTCTCCAAAGTCTGAACTTTCATTTTTACTCCTTTATTTCGATTATTTCTTCAAGGTTTGGCGGAAGTTCTGAAGCTGTGATTGTTTCTGTTTGAATTGTTGTTTTGTGTGATTCTTTGAATAATTTCTGAATGTCCACCGCCGTTGAACAAATCAGTTTCAATGTAACCAGCAACAATGCAAGGATTGTCAATTTTTCGTTTAATTTCATTGTTCTTGCTCCTCTGATTCTTCAAGAACTCCCTTTTTTAATGCTTCAAGCTCTTTGTCTTGAGCAATAAGCAGTTCTCTTGTCGTAATCAATTCATTTGTTGTCCGTCTTGCAATCAGAAGAAGAATGTCTCTTTCTTGACGTTCTGAATGAATGTTTTTCGCTGGTGTGATTGTTACAATGTGAGCATTTCCTGTCCGGCGTGTTTCATCGTATGACAGCAAGCCATATTTTGATTTTTTCTCTTTCAGAAAATCTGCCGCCCATTGTGCAAGTTTTGCTGGAACGCAAAAATAAAATCTGTTAGGGATAACATAACCAGCCGCAAGATGTTTTTTCGGTTCTGCGTAGTTTGAATGTTTGTATATCTTCCAGCGATTTGATTCTTTTTTCTCTGTTTGAAATTCCTTTTTGAAATCGGCTTTTGAAATTTTCACTTCAATTTCAATCAGACTTGTTCCGTTGTATGCGTTCACGTCTGCAAGGTGGATTCCCTCTGTGCAAACAAGTTTATAATCTCTTTCAAACCTGAAATATTTCATCAATTCGAGTTTTATTTTATCCGACAACTTCAATTTCATTACATTTCCCCTTTTATTGCATAAGTCTTGACATTTCTTCTCTTGTAATCTCTTTGACAAGCATTGCTCGTTTGACAGAAGCGTCTGCTTTAATTCCGAAATGTTTATATATTTTCTTCAAATTCTTTTTCACGCTGTCTGTTGAATAGCCGATTTCTTCAGCAATTTCTGTGTTTGTTTTGCCCTCGAGTATTCCTGTAACAATGTTTTTTTGTACTTCATTAAGTGTCATTTATCCCCCAATCTCCCAAGCCTTAAAATGGGATTTCTTGTGTCAAATAGTCTTCTGCAATGATTCTGTTTTTGAAGTCGTGAACATGGAACAAAGTTTCAGGAACAATCATTTTTTCAATTCTCAAAACATAAGTTGTTTCTTGTTCTTTTTTTGCAACTTGTTTTGCAGCAGTTTCAGCACTTGCAAAATATTTATAAATTCGATTAGGAGCGTTTTTCTTAGGATTCAAAACAAGGAAGTTTCCATGTTCTCTTGAAGCGTCCTCTTGAGGTTCTTCTTTTTTAATTCCCTTGATTTCGTTAGAATTAGAATCAAATTCAAACTTGATTGCTTTTGCAATTTCTTCTTCAAGAACCTTGAACGCTTCTTCAAGTGTGTCAACTGGTTCGCCGAACATTTGAGCTTGTGTTTCAATGAAGTTTTCAAGATTTCTGTTTTCTTCAGTCAAGCGATTTGATTTTTTTGCAAGTTCTGCAATTTGTGCAATCGTCAAGCCTTTGAAATAATCGTCTCTTAATGGTTTGTACAGTTCAACAAGTCTGTCAATTTCCTTTTGAAGTTTGTCTTCTCTTGTTTCTTCTTTTTCCTTTTCTGCTGGTTTATCAGGTGTCAAAAATTCAAGCATTCCTTTTAATTGTTCAATCAAGCCTGCTTGTTTTGTTTTTTTGTTTGTTAGAATCAAACCTATATCAGAACATTTTTCATAAACTTTCGCTCTGTGATTTGCAGCAACTGCAACACTTATTCCACAACTGCAAGAAGTTTCTTTCAAGTTTTCACCCATTAGAAGTGAAGTCAAAACTTCCAATTCTTTTGCTGTTAATTCTTTTTTGATTTTTTCAAATAATTCTGTTTTATTTTCCATTTTCTTTTTCTCCATTTCTCTTTTTTACTGCTTCAATTAATTTTTCTAATCTTTGAACCTTGAATGTTTTCCAATTCTTGACGTTTTGTTCATTTGCAAACATGAGCTTCAGTTGTTCGAGTATGATTTCAACGTCTGCCACTTCTTCCGCAAGTCCTTCAGGGTTCATTTTGTTTCTGATTGTTTTTGTCAATTCCTTTGAAAGCTCTGACAATTCTTCAATCGCAACGATGATTTGTGCGTTTTGTCCGAAAGTACAGACAGCCTGTTTGTAAATTTGATTTATTCTTGACTGTTGCATTCTGTCTCCTTTTTCTTTTTGTAGTAGCCTTCAGGTGGAATTTCGACTTCAAAATATTTGAACAAATCAGACAAAAATTCCTCTGTTTGAGATGTTCTGCCCCATTTACACATGCAATCAACATAAGTGTAGGCTTTTTCTGAATGGTGGTTGTCTGTGTTTTTCAAATATTGTTCAGCGTCTTTTTCTGTCAAGAAAACTCCGTCTGTCCACGAAACAGGCTCGTTTTCATAGCGTTGAACAGTTCCGTCAACTATCAATTCAAGCCATGCGTTGATTCTGTCGTCTTCAAAGCCTGTTGAAATACTGTTGAGAATGTCTTCAAAGTCGTCTTCTTCGTCAAGTGTGATTTCGCCGTCTTCAAATCGTTCTTGAAGTTCGTCTGAAATTTTCAAAACTCTTGCGTCTGAAGGACTGTAAAAATATTCTCCGAAATCGTTTTCAACAAAATTGTCGTTAAAATCAATAATTGTGTAGTAATACGCAAAACGTGTTCCTCTGTTGTCTTGATTTGACATTTCTGTCAAAAATTCTTTGATTTTTTGATGAAGTTCGTTTGTTTTCAACAAATCACCTTGAAGTGATTTGTTTTGTTCGACAACTTTGTCATATTGAGCAACAGCTTCTCTTGTTTTGTTTTCATAAGCTCTTATGACGTCAATCGTTGAACAGTTGCTTGACAGAATTTGTGAATCTGTCAACGGTTCTCCGTTTTCTATCATTTTTAAAATATCCATTTTTTAACTCCTTAAAGTGTCAAGTATTTTTCTAATATACGAATGGCTGAATCTGCCCCTTTGGCGACTGCTACTGTGTAGCCGTTTTCATCGAGCCATTGAATCCATTCTTTTTGTTCGTCCTGAAGCGTTCCGCCTTTTTGTCGTTTCATTTCAATGAATAGAATGTCCGACTGTGAATTTTTTGCAAAAACTATCAAATCAGGGAAGCCTTTGCTCAATCCCATTTTTTTGAGCGTTTTTGAATATGCTGCATAGTTGAACGCTGCTTTCGGCATTTTGAAACCGTTTTGCGTACTGACAACAGAAATTCCGTTGTTTTCGCAATATTCAACAAACGCGATTTGTTCTTCTTTTTCGAGCGGTGTTGTGTTTATTGTCATTGTTACCCCTCGAACTGCATTTTCTGCTGTTTTGGAGCAGCGGTTTCTCCGTTCATGTACTTTTTAGCGTGAGCGATGATTTTGTCGAGAAGTTCTTCGCATTCGTCGCTGAAATATACATCGTTGCAGCTGTTGTCGCTTGATAAGTGCCATGAATAAAGTTCAATAAACGGAGTATTCAAATTGAACGGAGCGTTCAGTCCGACAATTTCAAGTTGTGCTGTGATTACCATTCCCATGATGTCGTCGTCTTTCCAAGTAATTGAAAGACCTGTTGTTGTCATTCTTGAAAGCCATTCTTCCGGGAAGTTTAATGTTTCAATGATGTGTTTTGACATTCCGCGAAAATCAATAATAAAATCGTCAAGAGCGTCGTCATATCCTCTGAATGTTACTTCTTTTGAAGCCTTTGAACCGTTCTTTTGATATAGAATTGTCGCGTTCTTTTCGTCTTTTCCGATTTTTATTTTTGTAATTTGAGCGGAAGCTGGAACTTTTCCTTCAGCGTCAGCTTCCATTTCATTGATATATTTTGACAAGTGCGGAGCTTCGTCTTTCGCGTCGTCATAGACAGTGCGTTCTTTTTCGACTTCAAACCCTTTTTC